AATACATTATGAAATTTGGAGATTTCTCTCCCATCGAAATTGAAAAGAAAACCGCGAGCGTTGCTGCCTCGCGGTCCTCTGTCACCAGTGACGGGTTGGAATCCAACACATACACTGAGTATGACCATGAGGTTAAATTTGAGAACATTGACGTGAACGTCAATATAACCCGTACAAAAATCAGCGATGACTTTGACGTCGGCGTTGCCAAGGGTGCTATATTGTCAGGTGTGCCTATCACTGTTCCGACAAATAATGCAGCCGCCACTATGCATGCAATGAAGAAGAGGTGCGATTATGCGCCTACACTTCAAGACGAGGAGGCCTTTAAATTGGGCCACTCCATGATTATGGACAAGTTTGAAAGCTTGGACAAGATAAATGTTGACAAGGATTTGGTCACGAAATACCTTGTCAAATGCTCTGGCGGTAAGGCCGAGCGGCTCCTGGCCGCTTTGGCCGAGCACCAATTGAACAGCGACATGGCCGTGAAGCATGTGTTCGCAAAACAAGAAGCTCTCTTAAAAGAACATAAGAGTCAGCCACGCATTGTATATCAGGGTAGCGATATGTACAATGCTTTGACGGGGCCTGTCGTGATGGAGCTGAACGACAGGATGAAGTCCGTTTTTTCACCCAGCAACCCTAAGAACACGGGTAATCGTGCCATATATGCATGTGGCGCGTCAGGAGAAATGCTGGGTGATCTTATGGAGTCTTCTCCCGGTGTGGCGATAGAGAGCGACATGAAAAATAACGATGGGAGTCAATCGAAGGAATTTCGCAAGTACGAAGCGATGTTCTATCGAAAATTGGGAGCACCAGATTGGTTCGTGCGGGAGTTCGCAAAGACGACTAAAATAAGGGTGTGGACACGTTACGGCGTTGCCGCATCCATTGAAGGTCAGCGGTGGTCTGGGGAAACTACCACCACTACCGGTAATTCTTATGTGAGCATGTGTATGATGCAGGCTGCGATGGATCGCGCCGGCGTCACGGAGAGCACGAACATACATGGTGGGGACGACTACTTGGGGTTTGTCAATGGTGATGTCCAGGCGGTAAAATCTAGTATTGAGGATGTGTGCAAGGTCTCGGGCATGAAGGCCGAGGTCGTTCCTCAATCTGGGCGTCATTTTGCGACTTTTTATAGAAAAAGGTATGTATGCACCCCAATAGGTACTCGTCCCGTCCCACAATTTGGGCGCGTGTTGGCAAAATTGAATTTGCGCCCCAATAGGAATGCGCAAATCAATGACAGAGATTATATGGCCGGCAAGTATATGTGTTCGGCCTATGAACACCGACATGTGCCCCTCATCCGCGACCTGTTGCTTAATACATCTGAGGCACTTTCTCCGACACCCTATCTTGACGTCCGTGCGACAAAACTCGCCGAGATGGGGGATGCAAGTAAAATCAGCGCGGTTGTGCGGGAGACGCCCTGTCACCCTGTTCCAGAATTTGATGACTTCCTTTCTGAGGTGTACGGAATAACAATAGACTCACTTGTCGAATCGTATCAGACCGCTGCCCAGAGTGTTCTAGATTATTGCTCTGGGTGGTGTGTCGTAGACAAGCGAGGCAAGATCCGAAACAGAAAGGACAATCACCGTTACATTGCACCCGTGATGGATTCTGAAGCGGTGCAGGCCCTCGTGCGCGTTGACGTAGGATAAACCGCAG